TAATTCGTTCACAATAGAATCAGGCCATTCGCCCGAATAACTCAATGGAAGAGTTCCCCCCTTGAATGGTTGTGGGAAGGGTCCCAGTTCGATTCTGGGTTCGGGCGCCTTCTAGCTCTCGAATTTATCCAAATGGAAGACGAACATGGCAATCAAGACGGCCAGGTAAGGCTTCCCACAATCGGACTTCTGGCATCCGACTTTTCGATACACCCACTTGAGCTGGTCTTCATCCTCGTAATGAGTCAACTGATCCAGGAGTTCGCGAGCCGTTGCCAACACTTCCTTCCGAGTGAACTTCTTTCTAGAACCCATAAGGCTCTTGGGGATCGAAGTTTCCACAATAGGGATTCACGCAAGACTTTCGATGCTTCAAACCAATAAAAAAACCACACTCATTACACCGTCGTCCATTCACCTCGCTGGAGAACTTCATGAGTTTTAAATAGGCTTGCATCAGTTCGACGCTTTTTTTCCTCAAAGTATCTTCGGAAAGCACTGCCTCGCTGAGTTCTCGCATTGCCTCCTTCAGCCTTCTCGATTCTTCTTGGATTTCAGAGGCTGAAAGAGGTTGATAGGAACGCCCGCAACAACTGCAAACGGTTCCATACGTAGCGGTGTCCACATAGAATTGACATTGGCATTCCCGGCAAGCCTCTCGAACATAAAAATAGGGTGAGTAATCGGGGTTTGACATTTTTGTTAAGGTGCTCCTGTTCCTTCGACTTTACGGTGTTCTCGGTCCTTGCGTCGAGACTCCAACCAACCCAAGGCGTTTTTCAGGGCGAGGATGGCCATTTCATTTTCCACGCAAGAGAGTTTCTGATTCAAGCTTTCAATCATGAACTTCGCCACGGCAATTAAAGAATCCACCTGACAACCGTTCACGCCGACTTCTTGAATCGGTCCGCGCTGCAGGGTGAACGAAATCGAGCCCACGTCCTGTCTTACATAAATGAAGTTGAAAGGGCGAATGTCTTTCTCGAACAGGTGATAGTGCATGCTTCCGTCCGGCCGGAACATGTCTGGCCGGGTTTCTCGGAGGGCATCCATATCGACTAGGTTAAATCCGCCGATCTTCTTAACTCCTTTTAAGGTCTCAATTGCCATAAATATCCTTTATTTTAAAATGGGATTGTTTCGAATTCGTGACTGAAGTCAGGAGATGCATAGGGTGGGATTTCCCGACTCGTCAACCCTTGATCCATTTTCAACTTTGGGAGTTGATTAATCTTATCGATGAGCGCGGGATTCACCTCGTCTGGCATCAGTTCCACGAAATACTTCGTATCGCGGAGTGCGCCTTTCCTCGTGATCTTGATCACGCGAGTTTCGAGGGGAGCCTTTTCATTGATCTCGCGCAAGGACTTGTAGAACTGATAGCCCTGATCCAGGATCTTGATTCCCATCTTCGGAAGGAAGATCTCCATCCGGAATCGGAAGTTCGACTTCTTCCCTTCCTGACAAAAAGTACAGCCGTCGCCTGAACAGACGTAGCTCTTGCCTTCTCCCCAGTGGGTTCGATACTCGTAGGGTTCTCCTCGGAGGATCCCGATGACGGACTGATTATCCTCCAAGCGTAACATTTCACTTTCTTGCTCGACGTGCGGAAATCTCATTTTGCTTCCCCTCTCATTGAAACTTTCTTCACTGACCAAAACAGACAATACCCATTCGCGCAAGAGTCGATGTTGAACCACTGGTATCCACCGTCTCCGCAGTTTTTTCCCCAACTCTGCTTCAACTTGGTCCAGAGCACACCCTTGCTCACTTTGTAGCCGGTGAACGGAACAGAGTGACCTCCGTTGGTCTGAGGAACGTTGGCCCGAATGTTCACAAAGCAGGAAGCCATGTCCTGGTTGACGGACCCACCCCAATAGACGGGATTCCGCTGGTCGAGCGATGCAATAATTTTCTGTTTAATCCCCGGTGTGTAATAATCCCCAAGGTATTCGATTTGATCCGCACGATACAGACCGCGCTCCTCGGGCAGCTTGAAGCTGCGAGCACCAAATGGCCAAGCGGATTCACGCTTCACCCAGGTCTTCTGTGCGGTGTTTACGGCTGCATAGACGGAAGGTTGTCGGTACCAAGCCCAGAGCGACTCCTGCGAAACGTCGGCAGAAGTGTCAACACTTTGACGGAGTTTATTCTCCATGCCACCGGCCATCGCCTGAGCGGTGCAGTCTCCGCGATACTGATTGATGATCCCGGTGTTGAACTGGGAGAAGTCGACCGTTCGATCCGAACCCAATCCTTCAGAGGTCTGAATCGACTTCTGGGTGCGCTTACGTTCGATCTTATTTTGTTCCTCCACAGGGATAATTTCGTCCAAAGGGAGGTAAAAGGGCTTCGGCTTGGAGGCTTCCTCGGGACTCTCCTGCTTGGGAGACGGTTGAGGAGAAGGCTGATGAGCCAAGTGGACGGCGCTCATTCCCTTCGGCGTGATCTTCGCAGCTCCTAACACAGGAAATCCGACTCCCAACAAAACGACCAACCCACCAACAAATCCATTTGTGATTTTCATGAGAAAAGTTTTACCTGACCGCTTGGAAATCTGGCAAACTATAACTCTGTGGGGAAGAAAAAGAAGGGCTTACCGCTTATGAAGTTTTACCTCGTTCGGTTCCAGGGAGGAGCTGTTCTTACCGTCGCTGCGATCAACCCCCAACACGCTGAAACCTTGGCCTACGAGGAGCTCCGAAGTCTTCGGGTCCCGCTCCAGTACATTGATTCCATCCAGGAAACCGACCTACATAAAAAGAAAATGAGCTGACTTTTTTTCGAAGCTTTTTTTCCCAAGTCGAGGCATGCTGCAAAGCGTATGAAGAGAACTTCCGCCAGAAGTATGAATTACAAACAGGAGTACCAAACCATCGAAAATTTTTATTAGTCGTAGGCTTATCTAATCATACCCATTCCCCTTCACCCGGGGAAGTTTGTAATCAGGGTCTACGGCTTCTTAAGGTCCCCCGTCCTGGCGGGTAGGGGACCTCTCTTTTTTTATGGTGTTTGACACATGACTAGATACAACTGGAATTCTCGGGGGGGACAATTAAATGCCTAGAATTAATTTCGATGACCGTTGGTTAGTGGATCCGCGGAGAGAAGATCTTTCTGCCGCGCTGGGGAATCCTTTATTGGTGGAAGGCGTCGTCTATCGTCTCTGGAGAGCCAGTCAGGATTATTGGGTGAAAAAGTTACTGATCCCTGGCCATGTCTTTGTCCGACTGCCTCACGCAGAAACTCTTTTAAAAATAGGATTGGTCCGCGTATACCCGACTAATGAGATTTGGCTTTATCCTGATCGGAGTGAGAAGCACCCGAACGTGCCCGAACGGAGCCCGAACGAGACCGAACGAGACTCGAACGCCCATCGAACGACCCCCGAACGACCCTTAACGGAAGTCGAACGCTGTTATGTTTATGCGAACGGTAGTCGGGAATATCACTTTTGGCTCATTGAAGGTCAACTTCAGAGGGTCCAAGCAGGTAAACGGTCGGCTGAAAAGCGACGTTTAAAGCATGGTACAGCTCAACCGAAGCCAAAAAATCTCGAACGGAGCCGAACGGAGCCCGAACGACCCCGAACGGTCTCGAACTACTCTACCTCTGTCTCTTCCTCTTTCTCTTCTTCTGATTCTGTCTCTTCCTTGGGGGTTGCCGGGCAAGAATCCCGGCCGACCCCTTTGATGGTTCCGGCTGGTTCTTTGGATGAACTGATTGGGGACTCAGAAGGAACCACCCCTGGGTCTAGGGTTTGGAAAGTCTATGCGGAGGGAATCCAAGCCAAATATAAAAAACCCCCGATCCGTAACCGGGATACGAACCGGTATTTCAAGCAACTGGTGGAGAAGCTAGGGGAAGACGAGGCTAGGGAGACGGTCCTGTTTTACTTGAAGGACAATAAAAAATATTATGAGGACAATCTTCACGACCCGAAGACCCTGTTGAACGATGCGGAAAAACTCAGCCTGAAAAGAAGATCTGGAATCGATTCGCCCATCCGAAAGGATCTGTCCGTCAGCGAACATAATCAGGCCGTCCTGAATAAATACCTGAACGGTAGCGGAGAACACGTGCAATGAGGGCCGACATCCTCAAAGCGATGTATGGCCTAGGCTCAGTGTTCAAAGAAAAAATAGACGATAATCTGATTCATATCTGGTGCTCGGTCTTGAAAGACCTTTCTCCGCAGGAACTGCAAATGGCGGTGGAGGTTTACTGTAAAGATCCAGAGAATAAATTTTTTCCTAGGGTCGGACAGATTTATGGATTGGCTCGACCCAAGCCTAATTTCGAGACCGAGGCTCAGCTCTTAGCAGACCGGGTGTACTACGCTGGCTGCGCTTACGGTGCGGACTCGGAAGGAATCGAACGCGCCCGAAAGAAAGTAGGCGAGCTCGGTTGGAAATATATTCAGAACCAGGGTGGGTTTCAGAAGTTCATCGACCTGATCAATGAGATGGGAGACCCTGGAACCATCAAATCCCAGATCCGGAAGTCAGTCATAGGCTTGATGGAACAGAACGAGAGGCAAACTCGGATGGAATCCTTGGAGCATCAATCGCGGGATGTTCTCAAAAAGCTGGGCGTGGAAATGAAAGTGATTCCTTAGGAGGAAAAAAATGCATCACCACCAAAAAATCCAATGTAGTCTCTGCGCAAAACTCGTCGCCTCGTGCCGGTGTGTGGATCTCGATCCCGTGGACTGGCAGGTCCAAGAAGTGAAGTACGTGATTTGTGACGACTGCAAGAATGCGCAGCGTCAAGTTCGCGTATCCTCAGCTCTGGATGGGCTAAGCGGACGATTAGACAACACGGATAGTTACCTAGAAAAAGTCATTGATCACTTCGGGCCCAGCCACCAGATTATGAAAGCCATCGACGAGATGGCCGAGCTGACAAGCGCACTCGTGCGGTACCAGAATCAGGCCGGATGGAGTACGCTCGTGATTGACGAGATTGCGGACGTCCTGATTATGGCCCGGCAACTCCGCCTGATTTTCGGACCCGAATTGGTGGACGGTCGGATGCGATTTAAACTCGACCGGCTGGATTGGGTGATGGAGCGTGAGAGGGATCAGCGTTTAACAAACGAGGCTGATGCGCCAGGCTTTTTTGGAAAGGCCGTTAAGGGGTTGGGTGCGGAGAAGTCAAAAAATTGACGTGGCAAGGATTTTAGGAGGTCAAACCATGATGACAGAAATGATGAAATAACAAAGCAGTCTGATAAACTATAGGAAGACAAAAAAAATGTATATGCAACCTTCGGGACAGGAAAAGTGGGTGATGTTCGGAATGTTTTTCGTGGGAATATTCCTGATTGTCGCCGTCCTCCTGGATCAAATCTGATACACTAGAATTGTAGAAAAAAGACTTTTTCTCATGGAAGGAGAAAGCCTATGGCCAAGCGAGGCCCTAAAGGACCCAGTACGGAAATCGACTGGGACACGTTCGAAAAACTGTGCGGGATCCACTGCACCAAAGTCGAGATTGCGGAGTGGTTCCACTGCTCCGAAGACACGATCGAGAGACACGTCAAGCGCCACTACGGAGAGAATTTTGCGGTGGTTTACGCTAAAAAGGCAGCCCGAGGCAACGCCTCTCTCCGTCGCCGGATGTTCGAGACCGCGTTCGGGACTGGAAAGGGTTCCGTCACGATGCAGATTTTCCTCTCGAAGCAGCACCTCGGTTACCTCGACCGACTCGAAACCAAGAACAAGAACGAGAATCTCAACTACGAGATGCCCGAACCCACCTTGATCGTGCTGCCTCAAAACGGAAGGGAAAAGAAATCTGAATAAAAAATTTTGTGTTCCTTCGCAGACCCGATTTAAAAAAGGAAACCCTCATCCGAGATGGTCCAAAGAGAAAGGAGGGTATTCCTCTGCCGAAAATTGAGCTTAAACCTCAACCCGGTCCACAGACAATGTTCCTATCAACCACCGCTGATATTGCATTGTACGGTGGCGCGGCAGGGGGTTGAAGGAGGCAAGACCTATGGCAGTCTGCTCGAACCCTTGAGGCACCTCAAGAACTCGGAATTCAGTTCGGTCACCTTTCGACGAACGACCAAGCAGATTCGGAACACCGGTGCCCTCTGGGATTCGGCCACCTCGGTCTATGCCAAGGTGGGGGGATTCATTTCCACCCCGAGTACGCTCGAATTCCGGTACCGGACCGGGATGAAGATCCAGTTTGCCCACATGGAGTACGAGAAGAACAAGTACGACTGGCAAGGTACCCAGATCCCGCTCATCCAGTTCGAGGAGCTGACCCACTTCACCTCGGGACAGTTCTGGTACATGCTCTCCCGAAACCGTTCCACTTCCGGGGTGCCGGGCTACATCCGAGCCACCTGCAACGCGGACTCCGAAAGCTGGGTGCGCGGACTGGTGGACTGGTGGATCGACAAGGAAAGCGGCTACGCCATCCCCGAACGAGCCGGGGTCATTCGCTGGTTCATCCGGGTGAACGACGAACTCCACTGGGCCGACACCCCTCAAGAGTTGCTCGCCACCTACGGAGACAAACAGATTCCGAAGTCCTTCACCTTCATCCCGGCCAAGTTGGAGGACAATCAGATTTTCATGCAGGAAGACCCAGCCTACGCAGCCAACCTGGATGCCCTTCCCTATGTGGATCGGATGCAGCTCAAGTTCGGCAACTGGAACATCAAGGCCACGGCCGGAACCCTGTTCCGTCGGGAATGGTTCCCGGTGCAGGAAGCCCACCCCCCCCTGAAGCGTGTGATTCGGTACTGGGACCGTGCGGCCACCCTTCCCAATCCTCAGAACCCCGATCCCGATTGGACCGTCGGGACCAAAATCGGGCTCGGTACGGACGAACGCTTCTACGTGCTTCACGTCGTTCGGTTCCGGAACACCCCGGCGAAAGTGGAGGAGGCGATCAAGAGAATGGCCCAACAGGACGGCGTCGGCGTGGAAGTGCATCTCGAAATGGATCCCGGACAGGCAGGAGTAGCGGAGAAGAATACCTACACCAAACTCCTGCGTGGGTATGACTTGAAGTTCCCTCGTCCCGCTGCGGACAAAGTCACCCGAGCCAAGCCGGCCTCCGCTCAAGCCGAGAATGGAAACATTGTCCTGCTCCGAGGCAACTGGAACGAGGACTTTCTCACGGAGTGTGAGAACTTCCCCGAGGGCAAGAAGGACCAAGTGGATACTTTGTCCGGTGGTGTCAATGCTCTGGCAGGCGCTCAAGATGGGGAATATACGGACTCCATGGCCCAGCCCACCGAGGAAGCCCAGCCTCCTGTGGCGAGCGATCCCGAGGGGACCGTCGATTTAAACTGGTAAACTAGAATCATTTCATTTAAAATTCTCACCATGGGAAGGGAATCTCTGCTCCAACGGATGGGGCGAGCGTTCGTTAAACTGGTCGAAGGATCGCCAGTCGAGGACGCCTCGCAAACGAAGCAAACGATTTTGCACGTTCAAGAGACAGGTACGTCAGGTACCGAGATCTACGGTGGCTATTTCTACGAAGAGTACTTAGCCGAACTTCGCAGTCGCGAGGTCGCTGAACTCTGGGATAAAATTCGCCGAAGTGAACCTAAAGTCAAAATGTGCCTCAAGGCCGTCAAGAATCCCATCTTGGGTGCCAACTGGTCGATTCAACCTGCCGAAGGCACCAATCCTGCCTATCAATTACACGCCGACCTGATTCAACAAGTCTTATTTAAGGATCTCGCGCAGTCCTGGAATCAACAACTGCAAGAGATTCTCACCATGCTCGAATTCGGATACTCCGTGTTCGAAATCACTCACAAGCTGGTGACGAATGATGAAAGATTTGGAACTTATCAAAGCTTAGCCAAGATTGCTCTTCGCGTTCAGAAGACCATTGAACGCTGGAACCTCGACCCCAAGACTGGAAAAATCTTGTCCGTCACTCAGTTGGCGAACGGAGATTTGCAAACCTATCAGGACCTCGATGGTCGATTCCTTCTCGTCTTCACGAATGAAAAAGAAGGCGACAACTACGAAGGCATCAGCGCGCTCCGACCTTGTTATGGAGCCTGGAAGCGCAAGAACATGTTCCTCAAGCTGATCGCCATTGGTTCGGAAAAGGGAGCGGTCCCCACTCCGTACATGGAAGTGCCCGCTGGGAAAGAAAATTCTCCTGAATTCACGAATGCCAAGAAGGTGCTGGAACGGTATGTCTCTCACCAGCAGCAGTACATCACCTATCCTCAAGGCTGGAAGCTAGGCTTCCTGACCTCGGATTTCGATTCCTCCAAGCTTCGAAATGATGTCGAGCGCGAGAATGCCGAAATGGCAGTCGCCTTCCTGGCCAACTTCCTCGAGCTCGGTCAGTCCGGTTCGGGATCGTGGGCCCTCTCCACCGATCTCTCCGACTTCTTCTTGTCGTCTTTGGAGACGGTGGCCAAAACGATTTGCGAGACTTTTAATCGGGGTCTGATTCCCGATTTAATTAAATTGAACTTCGGTCCTCAGGCCGCCTATCCCGAACTCACCTGTTCCGGAATCAAGGACAAGGCAGGAAAAGAACTCGCCGAGATTCTCAAGATGTTGATCGACGGCAAGGCCATCATTCCTGACTTAGATCTCGAAGTCGCTCTTCGCAAAAAGTACGGACTCCCGAAAAAAGGTTTGCCGGATCCGAGCCGGGTGACTTCTCCTAACCCGAGTGTCCCTGCTCTTCCCGGCCTTGCGGCTTCGGAGGCTCTCTTCAATTCTCTCCGATTGGATGAGTCTCCGAAGACTCCAAAGGCTTTGATCACGAAAGGCTCAGACGAGCTCCGTGAATTGATGAAGACCATGCTCAGTGATGTCGGCAGCCAAGTGATTGCCGATCTCATGGCCAAGAAGAAGCGTGCTAACCCATCCCAGTACCTGTCTCTGACTTCTCAGGTTGAGCCCAAAGGCTCCCGAGACTACAAGAAGGAGCTCCAGGGGTTCTTGGCCAATCTTTCGACTCAGTCCCTTCGCCAAGCGCGAGGCGAGATTCCTGGTGGGAAGAAAATCAAGTTGGTGGAAGATCTCGAATCCGTTCAACTCGACGAGGATCTTTATAAAAAATTGCCGAAGTCGATCCAAAAATCCATCGACTCTCAAGTGGGACTTCTCACCACCTTCCAAATTCAAGATCTACTGAAGGCGATCTATTTTCAGTTTAATTCATCCGTCACCAGTACCGATTCCGACGACACCGTCGAATCCGATCTTCAAGATAGTTTAGATAAATTCTTAGAAGGTTCTTCTGTGGCCGCAGGAGCCGGGAACACGGTGGCCAAGGCAGTGAACGAATCTCGCTCCACCTTCTTCTTCGACGAGGACGTTCAGGAAGAAATCGAAAGCTTTACCTTTGTGAACGGAGATCCCGTCTCTCCGATCTGTCAAGACTTGGCCGGCACCGTATTCTCCAAGGATGATCCGAATATGGAGCGGTATAGCCCACCTCTGCACCACAACTGCAAGAGTTATTTAGTGGCGAATCTGAAAGGGACCAACAAGGACGTTGACCCTGACGGATTACAACCCTCGAAGGCTTCTCTGGAGAAATACATTACACTTTCCGAGTGGAATAATTGGCTTTCTCAGTTGAAAAAGAGAGGATAATTTCAAGATGAAAACTTATCGTTCTCCCTGCGTGGAGATTCAACTTTCAGAAGAGGGAGTTTCCAAGAAGATTCAACTTTTCCGAACCGGAACTTTTTTCCACTCCGTTTATGGAAAGTTCGACATCACGGCTGAACACCTCCAGGCGATGGAAAAAAACTTCCGAGAAAAGGTTCGAGGAATCGATATCGCCGTCGATTACAAGCACGCCAGCCAGGACATTGCGGCTGGTTGGATCAAGAATGTCTACCTGGCCGAAGGGGGAACAGAACTCTGGGCCGACGTGGAGTGGACTCCTGCAGCCGAGAAGGTTTTGGCGGAAAAGGAATTCCGCTACATCTCTCCTGACTTCGCCTTCGACTATCAAGACAATGAGACTTTAAAGAAATTCGGTCCTGTTCTTCTCGGAGCAGGTCTCACGAATCGGCCCACCATCAAGCAGATGGAGCCCGTAGTGGAACTTTCAGAAGGTAAACCCATTGATACGAAAGGAATCAAAACAATGGACTATAAGACCATGGACCCAGCCATGCTGGATAAGATGACTCCCGAACAGTTGAAAGCAGCACTTGTGGATTTGCTCGCGAAAATGAAAGCGAAAGATTCAGAAGCAGCTACCGCTGGCGAAGAACTCGTCAACGCAGAAAAGAAAGCCGCTGAAATGGCGAAGCAGTGCTCAGAATTGAAGAAGCAAATTCAATTGGTCGAGAAGAACACTCAGTTCGAAAAGCTTCTGTCCGAAGGCAAAGCCGTTCCTGCTCAGAAGGACGCTTTCTTGTCAGGCGACATGGCGAAGTTCATTGAACTTCAAGGCGCTGTGAAGTTTTCAGAACAAGGTCACGGAACAACTCCAGCAGCACCTGCGACTGGCAAGTTCAAGACTCGGGAAGAAGCCGAAGCGGAAGTGATTCGTTTAGCGGAAGTGAAAGTCAAAGAGAACAAAGCACCTTCTCTTGAAGTCGCTTTCCACATGGTTCTTTCTGAGAACAAAGAATTAAACGAAAAGCTTTATTCATAAACCATTTAATAAATTCCAAGGAGGGATTTAAACATGGCAAGCCATTCCAAGCCAAGAATTCAGACTTACACAGTCAGTGCTGCAATCACCAAAGGGAAAGCCGTCAAGTTCGGTTCCAGTGATGAAGCAGTCGTGGTCGGTGCAGCAAACACAGACCGTTGTATCGGCATCATCCAAAACAGCCCAACTACTTCTGGCGACATGGCCGAAGTGGCTCTTCAAGGCGGTGGTGCGAAGGGTCTTCTCGGGGAAGGCGTCACACGTGGGGACGATCTCGTTTCTCACACCGACGGCACTCTTGTGAAACCCAACGCAGAAGGTGACCAGATCATTGCTCGCGCAATGGAGTCTGGCGATAGCGGTGATCTGATTGCAGTAGAAGTCTACATGGCAACAGCTCACGCTTCTCAATAATTTAAAAACAGAATTTTTATACCAAGGGAAGGATAAAAATACATGGCACAGGTTAAAGCGATAGTCGATAAATTGCTCACGAACGTGAGCCAAATGTACAAGCCACAAGGCTTTGTCGCGGATCAATTGTTACCTCTGATTTCCGTAAAGCAGAAGACAGGGAAACTCGGAAAGTACGGAAAGTCTCATATCCGTATTGAGCACTCTCTGGTGGCTGGCCGTGGTCAGTACCGAAGAGTCGAGCCGATCTTCCGCACGGACACCAGCTACTCCGTGGAGAGTCACGGTTTAAGTGGATTGGTGACTGAAGACGACTACGACAACGTCGAGTTGCCTTTCGATGCCGAGAAGGACGAGACCATTGGTCTAACTTCTTTGATCGACACCAACAAGGAATACGCTTTCGCACAAGCATTCCAAAACTCCAGCGTGTTGACTCAGACTGCAACTTTGGCAGGCGATGATCAGTTCAGCAGCTATTTGACTTCTGACCCATTGGCTGTTTTCAAGACAGCTCGATTGGCAGTATTCAATGGGTGTGGATTCGCTCCGAACAAAGCGGTCATGAACTGGCCGACCTTCAACACCTTGGCTTACCATCCACAGATTTTGGATGCGCTCGGATACACTCAAAACCGAGCCGGCCAATTGAGTGAAGCTGAACTGGCTAAAGCGATGGGCATTGAAAAGCTTTTCGTCGCTTCGGGCAAATACAATTCTGCTTCTGAAGGACAGACCGATGCCCTAGCCAATATCTGGGGAAATCACATCACTTACTACTATGCTCCAGACTCTGCTCAGGTTTATCAGCAAAGCTTGGGCTACCGAGTAGCGATGAGAGGCGGATCTACACGCGTGTTTAAATACGCAGTGAATAACCCTCCTAACTCCACCGAAATCTTAGTGGACAACTGCTACGATGTTTTATTCTCCGACATCACAGCGGGTTACTTGATCAAGGATGTGATCGCTTAATTTTCATCCCCAATCGGGATGCCGTGGGAGGAGTTTTTTTCCTCCCACCGATTTTTCTAATTTCTATTTAAAAACAAAACTTAGGAGGAAATCATGCGATTTCTCATTTTAGGATTATCCCTATTCCTTGCTAGCCCATCTCACGCTTGGGTAAAGCGAATTAATTCCGACGTGAAGCTTGCTACACAGGCTGTCGTCGACCGTCAGGATTTCACCAATCCTTTGGCTGCCACTACCACCACCATTTTGAGTGCACACGCAGGTGGCACAGCTGCGGATGCAGTAACGGTAACCAGCTTCTCAGGTCAGCCAGATGTTCCAAGAAATTTGGTCATCACTCCGGGTGGAACCACTACCGATATCGAAGATTGTGTGATCGTCGTCAGTGGAACGAACATCAAGAATGTGGCCATCTCGGAGGATTTCACTTTCGCAGCGAACGCGAGTTCAGCCACCACTGGCGCGAAGGCCTTCAAAACCGTCACTTCGATTGTCTTCCCGGGAAACTGTGAGTCCGGCGGATTCGCAGCGACTTGGGGTGTGGGCTTAGGTGAAAAACTCGGACTGAACAAATGCATGGAAGCCGCTGGGCAAGTCTTCTTCAGCACCTTGAATGGCGCAAAGGAAGGCACCGGTCCTACGATGGCAGCCAGCGCAACTGCAATCGAAAGCAATACCGCGGACTTCAACGGAACGATGAACGGTTCAAACGATTTCGAATTGTTCTTCATTCAGAATTTCCGCTGCTTATAAACAGAAAGTAGATAACGGCCTATGTACAAAGTGATGACGGATTTCTGGTTCAAACGGAAGCTTTATACCAAGGGGACAGAATTCCCTGGAGAACCTACCGATGAGCTGCTGGTGAAGGGTCTCGTCTGTGCGGATTTGGTTCCTGAAGGGAAGTGTTCAGATGGTTGTCAGAAGGGAGAATCTCCTGAAAATTCTCCACCCTCTGACAAAGTGACATCTGACAATCCAACTAGTGTGGAGCCTTCTTCTGACGAGGAGTCCGAGAAGTCAAAGAAAAAGAAGAAAAAGGAGTAATCCTTGGCTTACTGTGCGCGAACCGACGTTGAGAGCGAATTTAAGTCGATCACCTTCCTGGCAGCCGCTGCAAGTCCCACTTCTCCGGTCACCCAGGAAGATGTCGTCTCGTTTATCGATCAAGTGTCCGCCTACATCGATGGCAAGATCCAAAACCGATACGAAGTTCCAGTGAGCGGCACCGCTTCCCTTCTCATCCTGAAGATGGTGTGCATCCTGTTCGTCAAGGCGAGGATCTTGTCCATCCTTTCGGTCAAGACTCCGCAAGATAAGAACAAGCAAGACCCCGACGGCCCGACCTTGGAAAAGAAAGCCGAAGCCATGTTGGACGCCATTGTGAAGGGGACGCTTGAGCTGATCGATGCGGAAGCCAGCAACACCGACGGGGGTCTCACCTCCTACTTGAAGGATCGAACCATTGAGTACGAATTCAAGATGGAGAGGGACGCTTGGTAGATGTTCACGAGTTACTCGGTCGATAACGACAAGCAATTCCGGAACGCCCTGAAAAAAGCAGGGAAGGCCACGGACGATCTACGGATTCCGTTTACTCTGATCGCAGCGGATTTCTATCGTTCCCAGAAGTCGATCTTTCAGTTGAAGTCGCCGGGTCTCTATCCCGATCTCTCCGACGGTTACAAGCAGAAGAAGCAGAAGGAAGTCGGCTTCCTTTATCCGATCTTGAAAAAGAACGGCTACCTGGAAGCCGCGGCCAGCGTTCAATTCGGGCCCGGAAATATTACCCGAATTCAAAGCAGGCAGCTCGACCTGGGCGTAGATGAAAAGGCAGTTCCCTACGCCATCTACCACCAGTCGGATGAACCCAGAAAGGTCATTCCGCTCCGGAAGTTCTTGTTTATCGGTCCCGAAGCCCCTCGCTTCGCCAACTCCGAACAGCAGGGAAGAATGGAGCGTTGGATGGGCATTCTCGATGGGTTCATGACTCAGACCCTGAATGACTCAGGTGTCGGGAAGGCGAAAGCATGAGGCTCGATCCAGAAACCTACCTGGTCAGAATAGCGGACTTCATGAAGGCGAATCTGAACACTCAGATCGCAGCTATGAATACGGAGAAGAACGATTCCATCGTGTTGAATACCGTCAACACCGACGGCTACGCCATCCAGAGCATGAACGAGGCGATCATGAATTACGATCCCTACATCCTGGTGGGGTTGGACGATATCCAATCTCGCGGAATCGGTCCGGCTGTCGCAAAAACTCTGGTGTTCCAAGTGATCATCGTGGTGGCGGATGCCGCTTCCGACTTGAACATGGGACTGCGAATGCTCCGTTACATGCGCGTGATGGAAGATTTCTTTTGCCAGAATTTTAACAGTATTTTCCCGAGTGCCAAATTTAAAGTGAACAGTTTAGTTCCGGTGGGACCGATCACTTGGAATTCCAATGATCCCTACCGAGCTACAGGAGTAGAGCTCACCACGGAGTTAGGTTGAGTTTTTAAACAACAAAACGAAAATTTCCAAGGGAGGAAATTATGTCATTGTCAGATCCAAGAATTATATTCGGGATTCACTCGGTGACCCCTTATTCACGAACGACAGGATTGCCTTACGGCATTCTTCGCGTGTTGGGTGGGTCTTCTCTCGCGCTTTCCGGCGAACTTCAAAAGCTGATGGGGGGTTCTTCAAAGTACCCCTGGGCTGTCGAAGATGGAACCATCTCCGCTGAAATGAGTTTGAAGGTGAAGGAATACCCCAGCTTCCTTTTCGAACTCTTCTTAGGAAAAGCACCGGTCGAAGTGACCACTCCAGACACAGATGGAACCGTTTCCGCAGTCGCCAATAAAAATGGAACCACCATTGCGAATGGTACAACTGGGCTGGCTTCTGTTGCTGCCATTCCGTCCACCGGACCAGCGAATTTGAAGTTCGGCAAATACGTATTGAAGGCTACCACCGATGACGATTTGAACATTTATTGTTACTCCAACATCGACTTCGCTCGGGGTACCGACGAGAACTACGACGACGATACTTTATTGGTTGGAACAGCGGCGATCGGTGACAGTGGTGCAACCGTCGACGTAGCGAGTCTTGGTCTTCAGTTCACAGCTGGCTCAGGTTCAACTGCTTTCACCATCAATGATACAGCCACCTTCGAAGTTCAGCCTCCATTCACTAAGACAATGGCTGTTTCCATCGGCTCGAACTCCGATGTCTTCCCTGAGTTCGGAGCTCTTCTTCTGGCTAAACAGCGCTCCAATGGAGAGATGTTCGAAGTTGACGCACACCGCTGTAAGGGTGTGGGTTTGCCGATCGGTTTTGAAGAAAACGCCTACAGCGAAGCCGAAATTAAAGTGGAATGTTTCTACGATTCCCAGTTAGATAAGGTCTTCAGCTTGAGAAATATCACTCCAAGCTGATTTTCGGATAAATCCAATTTTCATGGATTTTAGACACATTGCAAAACCCCGAGGGTGGAGTTGAAACAAGAGTTCGGCTCCACCCCATTTTTCCACTATCTTTTTTAAACAAAGTCAGGGCTATAATCGGGATCATGGAAACGCACCACAAGGATGAAGGTGTACTCAGTCTCAGTGATTTTCTACCAGAGGCACCTGTATTTGATATTCAAGGGAAGAAGTACGAGCTGAAGATTGTTCGAGTCGGGGATCGTCCCTGGCTCCAAAATCGATACGGCAAAGATCTCAGCAAATTGGATGAAGCTTTCAAGAATCGGGACTGGGCGGAAATCTGCCTCGTCGTGTTTCACTTTCTGAAGGACAAATCCGATTTCGAAGCGATCTACGAAGAGGACTACGACGATGACGGAGTGAAGAAAAAACTCTTTGTCACCGGACCTGTCCGACTTCAACGTGCTCTTCAAACGCAGGACGAAGCAATTCTCATGCTGGCTGCGATGGTGCAGGCGATTGTCTTGGGGGAACCTAAGCTGAAGCCTCTTGTCGAAGCCGAGGTAAAAAAAAACCTTCAACAGCTCCAGTCGAACAAGACTGGGGAGAAATTGCCGACGAACTTGCCCATGAATACGGATACACCCCCGACGACATCGCCAACCTCACCAATCGCCAGTTAGTCGGGATGGTGAAGGCCATGAGTAAGCGGACTCATAATCAGTTCGCTGCGGAAGCCGCTCTGCATGGAGTGAAGATTCCCTTCATTCGATCTGCTGCGGAAGTTGCAGCCAGTGAGCAGGCTCAAGATGTCGAGATCGATCCAGCCGTAGCAGAAAAGGCCATGAAAGAAGCCCAGGAGCGAGTCCTAGCCCGATTCAGAAAAGCGCGAGGATAAACGGATATGTCCAACCTAGTGATCACGATTAGTGCGGATGCGAAAAAGTTTGACGATGCCGTCAAAGATATCGGGAAAAAAACCGAAGATCTCGAAGGGCAACTCGCAGGAATTGCCAAGATTTCCGGAGCCGCTTTTGCAGGGTTGGTCGCTTCAGCTGGGTTTGCCGTCAAAGCCTTTGCGGATTCCGAGAAGGCTTCGAAGGGTTTGGAACTCGCCCTCAAGAATCAAGGGATCGCCAGCGACAAGCTGATTGCGAATTACAAAGACATGGCCACAGAACTCTCGCTTAAAACCGGGATTGATGACGACGCCCTTGTTTCGGGCGAGGCTGTACTACAAAACTTTCTCGGACAAACGGAAGCGTCCTCAGAACTGCTCGAGGCCATGGCCAACCTCTCGGTTAAAACAGGAGACGTCGATTCCGCGGCTCAACTCCTCGGTAAAGCGATTAACGGCAATGTGAAGGTGCTCAAGCAATACGGCATCTCCTTAGATGAGAGCCTCTCTCGGGAAGAGCGGATCGCGAAAATCACCGAAACCGTCAGTCAGAAATTTGGTGGCTTAGCCGAGTCCGCAAACAAAGGGCTCGGTTCTTTTAAGGGATTAGAAACAGCCTTCGGGAACTTCATGGAAGCGATCGGAGAACGGCTGGCTCCGTTTGTGACTCAAGCCGTCCTTTCCTTAACGAACTTTTTCAACACTCTGAATGAAAATAAACCCTTGCTCGATTTCGTTTTTGAAGTCGGAAAAATTGCAGCGATTGCCACTGGGATGGTGACCGCGCTCGCCACAGCCGGACTGGCCATCGTGAATATTTCCAAGGCCTTTGCCATTGCAGAGGCCGCGGTGACCAGTTTCGGCTTGGCCTCCAAAGTCGCTGTGGGGGCTACTGGCATTGGATTACTCGTCTTGATTGGGGTGGAGATCTACAATAATTGGAGCAAGATCTTTCCGGTGATTCAGGCTGTTTACCAAACCTTTGCTGAAAACATCAGTACCATCTCCGGAGGTCTGGGCACGGTTCTGAAGGGGATTGGGAGTTTTGACCTAGCCAAGATCCAGACCGGGATCAACCAAGTGGGAAGTATTCTAGCCACTGGGTTTAAGAAGATTAAGGATTCCGCACCCAAAGAGGGAGAACTCTCCAGTGCCGTGACAGCGAGTCCGGAACAGATTGCGGCCGCAAAGAAGGCGAATGAAGAGCTCGTCCAGAATGAGATGCTGAAAAACCAGCGGATCAAAGCCGAAACCGAAGCCATGCGGCTCACGCTTCAGCAAGCCAGCCAAGCGACGATTGATCTCAAGAAGCAAGAAATCGAAACCTTGAAACTGCTCGAGGGTGAACAGTCAGCCGCACAACAGGCAGCCCTTCAAGATCATTTGAATACGATTCGTTCGATGCAAGAAACCCAAGCCGCGATCGAGCGAGATCAGCGACAGATTGCTTTCGATGAACTGCTTTCCAGTAACTCGAATTATCAGAACTTGTCGAACCAGCAGCAACAGATTTTCCTTCAGACTCGCTTATCTCAGCTTCAAGCGACGATTCAAAGCGAGCGTACGATCGAGCGGAAAATGGCCGAGGATCGACTCAGGGAACAAATCGATTCCAACAATCGGTTCCTAGAAAACGAAGAACGATTCAACGTGGTTTATGCGGGTCTGGTCGAGGCCCAGCAAAGCCGAGTAGTCCAAGGCTACAAGTCGGGATTCACCGAGCTCGGACAGCTCATGAACTCCAAGCAGCGAGCACTCTTTGAGATCGGGAAAGCCGCGGCCATTGCCAACGTCGTGATTAAAACCGCGGAATCCGCGATGGCGATCTATGCCGGATTCTCGGCGATTCCGATCGTCGGTCCAGTGCTCGGTCTTGCCGGTGCAGCAGCCGCTGTGGCGTTCGGAGCCGAGCAGATTGCCAACATCTCCTCCGCTGAGCCCAAGCCTGTCGCCATGGCCGAAGGGGGTCGCGTGACCGGTGGGATTCCTGGCATCGACAGCGTTCCTCTCATGGCTCAACAAAATGAGCTGGTGGTGCCTAGACAAAACTTCAATGAAACCGTGGAAGCCGTGGCGCTTCAACGTGGCTATCGCCCACCGAGTAGTTCTTCAGGCTCTACGGCTTTTTCTGGAGAGGCTTCTGCAAAGATTGAAATCTCTCTTACCGATAACCTCATGGACTTCATTGAGGCCAAACTCGTCGAACGTCAGCGACTGAATATTTCGATTCAAGGAGCTCCTGTATGAGTTCACAAATTATCTTTTTCCGAAAAAACGCAGCCGATTACTCAAAGAGTTGGGTCACGGCCACAGCCTCGCAAGGCAATGACTACGCTCGGAACGTTTTAAACAGAAACAATATATCGGCTTGGATTACCACCGGCTCAGTGGATGCGGACAACACCACGCTGACCATCAACCTTTCGGATATCCAAGAGGTAACGGACATCCTTCTGTTGAAACACAATTTCAAAGCCTTTACCGTGAAGTACTGGGATGGTTCCGCTTATCAGGATTTTTCTACTCCAATCGTGGAGACGACCAATACGGAAACCTCCAACTCTTACCAGAGAAGTTCCGTTCAAACGTCTCGCATTCAACTGACCATTACCGGAACCCAAACCCCGGACGTGGACAAGTTCCTTTATCAATTCATCCTTACGACTCGAATCGGGAAGCTGGAAAGCTGGCCACAAATTAAAGCACCCGTCCTCAGTCGAAATAAAAGGGTCAGCCAAATGCTTTCGGGGAAGATGAATATCCAGGAGAATGTGGGGGGATTTTCAACCTCTCTGAATTGGGATTCTTTGTCGATTGATGCCGATCTTGACATTATTGAACAGCTCTTCGATTCCTCGGAAGGATTTCTCTACTGGCCTTGTGGAGGAGATGAAGACCAATTCAAAACGCTTCGTCAGGGCTACCGAATGGAAGACATTTTCCTGGTCAAATGTACGAATGACTACGCTCCCGAATACAATTCAGGCGTCTACGTCAACGGTATCAAGTTGAGCATGAATCTGGCGGAGGTGATTGATTGAAAAACAAATGGAGAATTTATCTCAAGCCGTTTGACTCGGATGGAAATTACACAGACTGGGTTGAAGTCACTGACGACATCATTCTCGATTCTCTGGGTTCGGTGAATTCGGATATCGACAATACGGAGTATGACATCGGGGTGAATCGATTCAGCAACTTCAACATCACCTTCCGCAATGATTCTGGAAAGTACTCAGACGTGGGTGAAGACAAGAGTATCTTCCGATACAAGCGGTCCGATTCGCTTCTGAAGATCACCTGGGAAATCGAGAATGGTGGACCTTACGTGGGGATTGCCACCTCTGGGAGCGGATACCTTTCCGAAGAGATCGAAATCTTTCAAGGCCTGCTCAATGATGAAAGTTTAAAAATGGACATCAAAAAGCAGGAGCTCACCTTTACCTGCTTAGGAAGAGAAGCCATTTTTCAGAGAACGATTGTCCCGTTCGATACGGTCGACAATGGAGACCTGTATTCTGAAACGCTTTATAAAATCCTTAATCAATCCGCAATTACGAACCTACTCACGCTCGATGATGCGAACATCGATTGTGGCCTCGATCAAACCATTGATTCGATTGCGAGCCTCCAAAATAAAACCGTTCAAGAAGGATTGAACAAACTCCTGCTCGCCAGTAATTCGGTGCTCTATATCGAGAATGGAACCATTTTTATTTCTCCACGTGAGCCAGGGGTGTCGGTGGCGTTTACGTTCTACGGACAAGGTTCCCAAGCCGGTCCAGAGAACATTGTGGATCTGAAAAATATTCAAGGGGGGTTGAACAAGACCTTTAACTTCTTCACTTGGAAGGACACGGCACTGGTTTCGCAAGATCCGAGCTCGGTCTCCAAGTACGGAGCTCGTAAAAAAGAAGTGTCGTTCGAGTTCACGACCGATGAAACAAAACAACAAAACATTTTAGATTCGCTGAAAGATGAATTCAAGAATCCACAACAGGAGTTTAATATCACCACGCCGCTGAGTTATCAGTCGCTGGCGGTGAATCTTCTCGACCGCGTGGCGATTGATTATCCCCGAGTCTACGTGTCTACCGGCAAGCAGATCCCGATCTGTGGAGTGGCGATCTGTGGAGATCCCGAGACGGCCACTCTGCCGAAGGGACTTTGGGCGTTCACCGTATCCGACGACGATGGCTACAAAGTTTTGGGGAAATCCATCGACATGAAGAACGAGAATATTACGTTTCGGGTCAGGAAGATCGAAACCTAGGAAAGGGAAGCTATGGGAACGAACACTTTACCCACCCGAGCCAATGGGCAGTTCATGGATGAAACTTGGTTCGACAAAATTAATGAGGCCCTGTTCGGAGATCTTGTTCCGAGGAACGCGAGTGGGGTGGCCACCAACAACGCAGGCGCCCTGGGAACCGTGACCTATACCTGGTCCCAAGGGGTGACCTACTCAGCCTGGTACCGAGCCTTGAATAATTCGAATGTGATTCGGGTCAAATCGCCCGATTCACTCGCCTCGTCCTACGACCTCATTCTTCCGGAATCCCTTCCGGCTTCGAAGCTGAATCTCTTTCTCGATGAGAATGGACAGCTCGTCGCCGAAGGAGCCACCCAAGCGATCAGTTCCAGCTCGGGGAACTTCTCCAATTCTTCGGGAGACTTTGTTCCGGTGACCAACTTCTCGGTGAACCTGGATGTTCCTGGGGGACGGGATGTGGAGATTTTCGTCATCCCCGATGGGAACACGTCGAACTCGGCTGCTGTAGGAGGAGAGGTGGCGGACACCCTTTTCCGAGTGATGAGGGATTCGACCGAGGTGGGCCGAATTAAATTCGATCATTTCTTTTCGTCCGAGGCTGTGAGGTACGCGCCGGGCGTTTTAACCTGGCTCGATATCGAGCCGGCTGCGGGAAATTATGATTACTCGCTCGAAGTGCTCGGGTCTTCGGCGAATGCGTATGTTCAATATTGTAAAATGGTGGCTCGCTTAGCGTTTTAAAAAGGCCACAAAGTTTTTTCAAGGAAGGAAAAAATATGGGTTTAGATACCTTAGTCGATCGCGCAGACGATCAAACCATTAGTCAGGACTGGTACAACTCCGTCCACTCAGCCCTGAAAGGAGACTTTGTTCCGAGAGATTCCAGTGGCGCCCCCACCAACAATGCGGGTGCCTTTGGTTCAACCACTTATACTTGGACCAGGAATGTGGCCTACTCCTACCACCACCGCGCTTTAAACAATTCCAATTTAGTGCGCGTGAAGGCGCCGGATGACCTTGCTGCCACGATCGATATGATCTGGCCCACCGCTTTGCCCAGTGGAAAGCGCGCGGTCTTCATGGATCAGAATGGCCAACTCTATGCGGAGCAAGTGACTCGAACGATCAGTCCGAGCTCAGGTGCTTGGTTTGATTCCACAGGAAGCTTTACCACGGTCACCAATTTCGCCGTCAGCTTAACGGTGCCTGCCGGAAGAGACGTTGAGGTGTTTGTCATTCCGGATGGGGACACTTCCAATTCCGCAGCGGTCGGAGGACAAGCAGAAGTTCATTTCCAACTCCTCCGAGATGCAACAGAAGTCGGCCGAGCCAAGATCGATAACCCTACAACAAGCACACTGATTCGAGTGGGTCCAGGGTGTTTGCGATGGATCGATGTCAACCCCGGTGCAGGAACTTATCTCTACACCCTCAAGGGCAGAAGCACCACGGACTCGGTGTTTGTTCAATATTGTAAAATGGTGGCGCGAGTCGCTCCTTAAGGAAGAGAGGCGAAAATGAGTTTCCAGGAAATACCCATAAGACAAAACGGACAAGTTTTTCTGTACAGTTGGTTTAACAGTCTTCGTTCAGCCGGAGTGTTGCTCGAACAGTTTATAGGGGAAGACTACATCCCGAATCAAGAATTTTCTTTGGCCAATAACCAGTCTTCTGCGGCCAACGTCACGGGTCTTTTACTCGACAAAGATGACTACCAGCTCGCGCTTATCTACGTGGGCGTGAAGCGTTCTACGGATTCGGTTGAAGTGATGTCCGGCGGAATTCTGACAGCTGTTTATCGAACGCTGACCAACACGTGGGAGTTGCTTGATCAGCTGAACGGAGACGATGACGGAGTCACCTTCTCCATCACATCCGGGGGGCAGGTTCAGTACACCTCCGACAATATGTCGGGGACAGGTTACGCAGGCACAATGCAGTTCCGTGCCATGACATTTGGTTTCTAAAGGAGAAAATGTTATGAGTTTGAATCAGTATACGGATAGTTTAATTGTTAGAACCGTTGCAAAAATGCTCGAAGGCTTGAAGTTAGGATCGACTAGTTCGCCAGATTCGAAAGCTATTTTAGATCTCGAAAGCACGACCAAAGGAATGCTTTTTCCTCGTATGACTGAAACTCAACGAGATGCTATTTCCTCTCCTCCTACAGGATTAACGATCTTCAATACCACTACAAATAAGATCAACGCCTATAACGGAGTCGCTTGGGCCGAAGTCGGAAGCGGTTCAGGTCAAGGTGGCATCAATTATATTTCTAAAAATAATGGCAATTCTGATTTTGAAGTGAATGCTGCTGGATGGTCTGCATACGCAGATGCAGCTGGATCGTCTCCAGTCGATGGCACTGGTGGCAGTCCTACAGTTACGATCACTCGAACGACTTCGAGTCCTCTTCGAGACACCGGATCAGGTTTGATCACCAAGGATGCAGCCGATCGACAAGGTGAAGGGGTGAGTTATGATTTCACGATCGACTCCGCCGATCAAGCCAAGCCACTCGTAGTCTCCTTCGATTATGAGCCCTCTTCCGATTTCGCTGCAGGAGATTCAAGTGATCTCAGAATCTATATCCTTGACGTTACCAATTCTCGATTGATTCAACCTGCTCCCTACACCCTTCAAGGAGGAAGTGGCTCGAAACATCGCTTTCAAGGTATCTTTCAAACCTCAGCGGATAGCACCAGCTATCGATTGATTTTTCACGTGGCGACGACCAATGCGAATGCTTGGACTTTCAAGTTCGATAACGTTTCAGTCGGTCCTGAGTCCGTAGCCTATGGTCCACCTGTCACCGATTGGGCCGACTTTAATGCCACGGGAACTTGGACAACCAACACCACCTACCTTGGAAAATTTAGAAGAGTCGGAGATACGATTGAACTTTGGTATCAGGTTACTCTTTCCGGCGCTCCTGATGCAACGGATCTTGCCGTCAACCTTCCTGCTGGACTTTCAATCGATACGACGAAACTCACTTCGATCGCCGATAATCGCGAGCTAGATGGTTTTGCCATCATTATGGATGGCGGAGGTCATGGCGAAGCAAGTACCCACAAAATAATTTATATTACCGCAAGTCAGGTCAAGCCTCTCACTGAGGCAGGTGGAAACTTAACGGATACCGTCCCGATTACCTTCGCCTCTGGAGATCGAATTTTTATTCGAGTCAATCTTCCTATTCTCGGTTGGTCTTCAACTGTTCAAATGTCCAATGATACACTGAACCGAGTTGTTGCGGCTCGATATCGGATCAGCTCCAGCAGTGCGAATATTTCATTTGCCCATGCGACTGAAGAAATTGTGGATTTCGATGACAAGGTTTTTGATACGACTAATTCCGTGACAACCGGTGCGAACTGGAAGTTCACAGCTCCTGTTTCAGGAATCTATCGTGTCAGTACTTCGATTCATTGGGACTCTTATACAGACATGTTTCTTGAACAAGTTCAATTATACGTCAATGGTGCGGTGGCTGCTGTCCTCGTGCAGGCTTCAGTCTCAGAAATTACCAATCGTCAACGCAGTGGAAGTTGTTTAGTTCAACTGAATGCGGGAGATGAAGTCAACATTAGAGCCCAACAAAACGACAACGGTGGACTAGCTCGCGATATCGACGACTACTCTAATATTGTCTATGTAGATATCGAAAGACTCTCAGGTCCTTCCGTAATCGCTGCAACCGAAACAATTTCTGCAGATTATCGTCAATCTGGAAATCAGGCCATTACTTCAGGAGCAGAGACTCATATCACTACTCTAGATACAAAGATTTGGGATACTCATGGGGCTTATTCTGGAAATGTTTTTACAGCCCCTATTAGTGGTAAATATAGAGTCGATTTCAGTATTGAATTTTCTAACAATGGCACCTCATATCGATTCATTAACGTCTATAAAAATGGAGTCAAGTATCGAGATCTAGAAGGAGCAGGCACTGTTTCAGGATCAAATACAACACGTCTCAGCGGAACAACGGTAGTCCCGATGAATACGGGTGACTATCTCGCTTTCACTGTGAATACGGGAGATGACGTGAATGCGCAGGGTGGGTACTTCACGATCACCCGTGAAGGAAATTAGCCATGACCGGGAAAAGAAGATCTCTGATGTTTCGAGTGATGGATGGAAACCCTCAAGTGCTGCCTTATTTACACCACTTTGATAGATACCATCGATGTGATGAAATTTTGGCATGGCTCATCAAGAATCGGCTGACTGGGAAGGAGTTCATAGCTTGGGTGAAGGATCTTTATCCTCACCTGACTTTCCTTTCCGTGGGTCACTATATATTATCTAAGTTGAAAAAAGATAATCGGCCCATTGTCTATGGAAAGGACATGATATGAATTTCATCAGTGATTCAACAAAGGTGCCACTAGGCCTTGCGCTTGCAGTCATTGGGGGTGGAGCAGGATGGCTCACCAACATCGCATTTCAAACCAACGCCAACGCAAAAACTTTAGAGGTCATGGAAAAAAAACACGATCTCTATTTAGAAAGTCTACAGCGCATCGAAACGGATTTAGCCGTAGTTCGAGGCAAGGTAGAATGGATTGAACGTCATTCCAAGGAAAGGGAATAAACAAATGATAATGAATATCATCAACTTCTTAATCGTAAATTACGAAGTGATTCTTGCAGGTGTGGTGGGTGTCTGCTTGGGATTGATCGCTATTTTCACGGTCATTCCTGGTGAACAACCCGAGAAAGCCCTTCAAGGGTTCGTGGACTTCATTAAGAAGTTTTCAAAGAAATAAATAATCGCTATGGAAGTCCTACTGGCAATCGGTGCGATTATCCGAGCATGGCCCGAGACGGTTAAGTTTTTGAACCGTCTCGTGGACGTGTTCGAACAACTTAAAAAAGCAGCGGATGAAAAAGAACTCAACCAATGGTTAGAAGAACTCGACGGCACACTCAAAGTCGTCGAATCCGCAAAGAGTTTAGAGGAGCGAGTGAATGCCGCGAAAAAGTTGGCTGATCTGGTTCGGCGTCTGGGCTAGCCTGACATTATCGGCTTGCAAACATGCTCCGAAGGTGAACTATTGCCTACCCGGCGAGCCGTATTATGGCTGTTCGGAAGGACCTCTCGACATGAGACAGGCCGATGGGATGATTTGCACGAGCACTCGGGACCAACGGTCCATTCTCAGGGCGTGCAAACTCGGGGTCGGTGTACCCGACACCATCGTGATGTGTGTGGCGACCAGTGGGGGGAGCCAAGTCGCATGTTCAGATGGCGGTATTCTCCCTGCTTACGGTGGGGAGGATACCTACACCTGCCTGAACACTCGGGACTTCGACCGGCTCATGGTCTATTGCAAACGAAAGCAGGATGACTAAATGAACTTCCTCATTCAATACGCGATGAGTTTTATCGGGGTGCCTTATCGGTGGGCCGGCGAAAATCCGATTCATGGGTTTGATTGCTCGGGATTGGTTCAAGAGATTTTGCGCTCAGTGGGCATGGACCCACCCGAAGACCAAACCGCTCAGGCTCTCTACAACCTCCTCGTGAAGAAGACCACGATTCGGGATAACTTCTGTCCAGGTGCAGTTGCCTTCTACGGCAAGAGCCTGACCCAGATTACCCATGTGGCCTTTATGATCGACGCCTTCCGGGTGGTCGAGGCAGGTGGGGGTGGAGCGACGACCAAGACCAAAGAGGATGCCGCTCTACAGAATGCCTTTGTGCGCATTCGACCAGTAAACCACCGGAAGGACTTGCTCGTTACCTTGCTTCCGGACTATCCTGCAGACCTCATCATCCGTTGACCGGAGGAGGGGTGCGGAAGTCGACTTGGGGAACGAAGTCCAAAGAGCTGTGACATGGCCAGCTACGTCCCCTGAGGAACTGCAAAGAAGAGGTTTTATCCAGCCGACCGCGGTTCTTTCACCCCACAATTTTTACTTATATTTTTCGACTTTCTATAAGCCTTGGTGCTTGTGCGATCTGATCTAGTTTGCAGAGACATCCGACCCAACTTTGAAAGTACGGTCGGTTGACAGCAATGCTAGGGGATATGCGTAGTTAATGCAGCGCGTCTTAATGTATCGATTCACGCCTCTTTTCGTTACATCCTCACTAGACAAATTTCGGCAAGCATGACAAGGAAGGCAAGACTGTAAAACTATGATGTTTAGAGCGAGAGAGTGGTCATTTTTCCTTAGACCGGAACTCCTCGCTCTTTTTTTTTGTCATACGAAATCCTCAAATTAAGTATGGGGGATTTTCAATTCAAATTATGGGAGAATTGGACCGGGGGAAGTCCAATGCTTAAACGAACTGAGAAACCATGGATTCTGGCGGGTGAGATTGTCACCTGCGCTGCGTGCAAAATGGAGATTGCAGAAGTCGTCCGAGACCTTTATTTCCAGGAACCTTGCCAAGCGGATATGTTCTCCAGCCTCATTGAGGACTACAAGATTCAAGACGGGATGCAGCCCGAATGTCCGGGGTGTAGATCTCACTGGTGGACTGGCCGACAGATCCACTTAAGAGGGGGTTGGGTATGAAGCCGGCTGCCGCGAAAGCCAAAGGTCGGCGCTGTGCCCAGGAAACCAAGGACCTACTGCTGAAGTCTTGCCGACTTCTGGAAGATGCCGACATTGTGGTGACGCCTTCCGGAGTGACCGGTCCGGACCTTCACTTTTCCCCTCGGGCAAGCAAGATGTTCCCCTTCACGGTGGAGTGCAAGAATCGGGAAGCCATGAACATCTGGGAGGCTCTGGCTCAAGCCGAAGCACACAAAGGAGCTCCTGGGAGCAAGCCGGTCCTCTTCTTCAAGCGAAACCGGTCAGAGCTCTACGTCAGCATGAAGGCTGAAGATCTGATGCAGCTTCTTCTGAGTCGCAAGGTGAGTTAGGTTGATCCAACTTATAACTCAACCACTTCCAGAGGAAGTCTGAATGCTTCTCTAAATCCCGAATCCGTTTTTCTAAAAGGATGGCTCTTCCGTAGGCAAAGGACGCGAGTAAGGCGTAAAGGCTGGC